CAGATTTTATATTTCTAGCATTACCATAGTCTTCACCGTTAGTAATCTTATAATTTTTTGTACCAGATGCACCAAAAATAATTCCATCTGCATTTTGATCCCATGCTTGATCTGATTGTTTAGTGAAATTAGCACTAAATCCAGTTGTTACAAGTCCTGAAGGACCTCCTCCACCAAAGATGTAAGATGAATTATTCTTAAGGTACTTTCTCCAATAAGAAGGAGAACCTGCTGAAAATTCAGCATCTTTTGCCTTAGAAAGTCCTAGATGTTTTTCAAGAACCGTTCCAGCATTACCAGTAATCTCTCCTTCACCATCAATTACAACAACATGAACTTCATCATTTCTAGCACCTCTTGCTGTAGCAAAATCTGTAGTTGTTGGTCTTTCTGCAACAGCATTCCACTTAACTGAAGATATTGTAGATGCTACTCCAGGAATTCCTGATGCAGTATAAAGAAGTTGCTTATCAAACCAATCTACTACATCTGTTGCAGTAGCTGCTCCTCCAACTTGTACAGTAACACCATCGTTATCAACTACAGTAATACCAGTAGCACTAGTCTGAGTTGTACCTGCACCAGTAGCAAACTTGTATATTCCATTAGGTTGATAATCTACTGGAGTTTCTGTTCCAGCAGCTGATACATGAGAAAGAACTTTTACTTCTATTGTACCTTCTACAATACCAGTTCCAAATTCATTAGCGGTACCAGTTGCCTTACCAGCAGTACTGACTCCAGTAATAATTCCTTTTAGGTATCCATCAAGTACAGATGTTGCACCAATTCCAGGTAAAACTGTTCCAGTAGAAAATGCTTGTGTTATACCATATCCAACCCAAGTGGGATCGTCAGTATCTAAACCTGCTGTTACTACTGAAGGTAAAGTACTAATACCTAAACATTGATCTGCTTTTCCATCGATAATTCCTATTCTAATTCCATTAGACCAAGTACCAGGATTTCTTGCAGCAACAGTTACATTGGTAATTGTATTATCATCGTAACCAAGTTGTTCATAATGTTCAATGCTTTTAATTTTTAATTCTGTACCAGTGGTTGAAATTCCCACATTATTAACTGCACCATTATATAAATTATCATCATCTGCCCTTACAACTCTTAATGACCCACCATATGCTAAAAATGATGATGCTACCAACCATGTCTCATATTGTTTATCAATACTATTTGGTTTTCCAAAGGTATTTAATAAATCTTGTTCAGATGTAATAAGTGTTGGTAACTCTACTGGACCTTGTATGAAAGGACCAACCAGTCCACCAACGCTTCCTGATGTTGGATCGACTCTTCCTATGGTTAAGTCTACTTCCTTTACAACAATTCCAGGAGATGCTAGATTTATCGGCATCTTAATTCCCCTCGTAATCCAAATTTATTTCTAAAAATATTTATTAAAATACCTTTTTACAATGGGGAAACAATACATGAACAATTACCAATCTGGATATATCCATTCATTAGAAGGTATTTTATTTTTTCTACTAGCAACAATTCTTCTTATTGTACATGCTTTACATTCATAAGCATATGAAGATGCTAATGACAATCTATTCTTATGAGTTTTATAAAAACCATCTATTAAATTTTTTATTCCACCACAAACTCTACATCTTCTTTCTTCAAGAAGTAAATCTCCCAATTCAAACTGTTCTTCTATATTCATTACAATACTTGTACCACTCCTACCACATCTGGTATCTCCATCATTAATTTCTTTTCTATACCTTGCTTCAAAGTCATGGTACTCATAGCACATGTCTCACATGCACCACCTAATTTTACTTTAACATATCCATCTTCTATATCATAAAGTTGAAGGTATCCACCATCAGCTTCAATATAGGGAATAAGTTCCTCTAACACTTTGAGTACGTTTTCTTCTGTTAATTCCATTTTGCATATCCCTTCATCTATAATCCCACATATAGGATCTATCTCCATATTCATCAGTATGCCATCTATCACCACTTTCATCTACAAAACTATCAATATCCTCAAATCCATCTGAAATAAATCCAAATGGTGCCATATCTTGTTCTATCTGATTCCTCTGTTCATCATATATTCTTTTACGAACATCATTGTCCGTCATTTCCTTGAAGTAATCTTGTGCTACTAACCATGCAAATATTACAAGACACATTGCTAAATCATCATTACATCCTTCTTCTGCTTCAAATGAATTATGTTTTTGAGCAAAAGTAGTTAACTCTGAGATAATATCATAATCTGAAGTAAGTATCTTATCATCTTCAATCATTGTTTTTAAATTACTACAACCTAATTTTTTAACTGCTGCAGTCATTCTAACGCCAAGTTGTGTTTTCTTACCTGAAAATCCTTGTCCTACAATTTGTCCATTTCTTCCACGCATTGAAGCCATTAAAATATTTTCATACTCTAAATCATATTGAATAATACTTGCTACTTGATCTCCAATATCATTAACCTCTATTAACAAATATGCTTGATTATATGCTTTAGCAATATCAAGTATAATGTTTGGAAATAACATAGGTTTAATTTCATTATTCTTATACTTTGCAACTACTTTATATGGAAATTCTGTAGTATCAAAAACTATAAATGCCGAATAATCATTACCTAATCCCCTAGCAACGTCAACCGTAATTATGTAATTATGTTCTTTTATTGGATTCTCACAAATATCAAGCCCAGCATTTCTTTTAATATGATCTTCATATACCATCGTTCTTAATTTAGATGGATTAATAAGAGTATTAATAGAACCTAAAAATTCACATTCAAATTCAATTTTAAATTGTTGCTCTGATGTGTTGGCAATAGTTTGTGCTTTCCATTCAGCATCTCTACCAGGAACCTGTGACCAATGAACATCAGTTGGTACATATTCATTCTTGCTTCTTTCGGCATCGTGCCAATACCTATAAAAATGGTTCATTCCATGAGGAGTTGAAACCATTATTACTTTCGTTGTTTTACCAGAAGTAATAGTAGGATAAACGGAACTAAAGAAATCTTCTGCGATA